ATTTATCTGTTTCATTTTTCGAAGAAGTTAGACCAGAAATACTAAAATATATAACACCATTATCTAACATAATATCACTATCTAACGATGATAGATATTATAATTTTGATAAAAATGAGTTTAATTATAACTTAATAAGCGCAAATGCTCAAAACATTTATTTTGTCATAGATAGAATTATTTATATAAATAATATTATAGCAAAAGATCAATTAAATATTGAAGATTTTGCATTTATAACAAATAAATCTATTTCCTATGAAGACATTTATATTATAATAGATAAATTAAAGTCGTTATTGGCAATAGTTGATGAAATATATCTAAATTATAATTTAAAATCGATAAATTCTATAGATGTAAATTCAGAAATAAAATACAATAAATCAAATATGTTATTTAAAATATCCTCTTTTGAAGAAGATGTTTTTAAAATAAACAATATTGTTATCGAAAAAGAAACTCAAAATATAGAACTTGAAAATTTTGAAAATGTAAATAAATTATATTTAAAAAATATAAATAAATTTTCATACGAAGATGCCTTTTTCGAATATGGATATAAACAATTATCTCAACCATCTAAACTTTCAAATTATATAAGTTTATCAAATGTATCTCAGCAAAATAGAGATGTTCTTTATAGAAAATTAAAAAATGAATACGAAAAAACATATACAAAACTTTATTTTAATAAAATTTTTTCTAAAAATATACAATCAAGAGAATTATCTGTAGATGAATATAGTTTAATATATGTATTAAATAACATTGAATATAAATTATTTTATTGGGATATTACTGAATTAAATTGGAAAAAAGTTTTATCTCCTCTTCAGAAAGATACCCTTTACAAATTTGAAGAATATAATAAACCAAATGTTATTAACTCTAAACTGATAAATCAGTACTTTTTGGTATAAAATATGGCAGAAAACGAACAAAACAAACCAAAATCAAGAAACTTATATGTTTATCAAGATCATTACAAATCTTCAAATGATTTCTTTAGACAAGAAACAGGTAGATATTTTGATTTTGATGGCGAAAACTTTTCAAAAGAATCTTTAACTCCAAAATTGTTATGGAATAATTCTTATTTTAAAATTACAGATCCGGTAGTTGTAGATGAAGACAAGGCCGAATATGTACAAACAGCGATATTCAAACCAACAGAAACTCAAGAAGTTAACACTCTATTATTTACAGAATACAAATATGGCAAAAGTCTAAATGAACTTTTAATTAACTTTTTAAATGGTAGAGTTCTATGGTATACAGATCCTGCGACCATTATTGAACCTGAAGTTGTTGAAGAAGAACCAACTCTAAGAGAAGAAGCGGCTCAAGAACTATTAGACGCTCTTGATGAAAGAAATAGGCAGCCAGTAGAATCTGCACAGGAAGCAAACAGAGGTTCTGAAATAATCAGAGAGTCACAGCAAGAAACTTCATCTGGAAATACAGTAATTGTAGATCAAGATAAATTTGGATTTATAGAAGATATAAATTTTGAAACGCTTAGACCTGTTGATTACTATAAAAACAAAAACGCATTACGATATGCAAAAATAGAACCTGTTTATAATGCTTATGTAGAAAAATACGAACAACTCTTACCAATCATTCCAGAAGAGGTTTTGCCAAATTTTTACGCACATTCTCTTGTAAATGATAAATCTATTTTATCTGAAATAAACCAATCAGATTTTGATTCTTCTGAACTAACAGGAGAATTAAGTCCATATGAAGAAGTTGTTAAAAAATTTGATAAACTAATAACTCTAGAAGGAAATATTTCTCTAGGAAGAGGACGTCTAGAAGGTATAGCTTCCTTTTATGACATATTATCTTATTACGAAGAATATGCCAACAATTATGATAAAGTTTCTGTAGACTATGTTACGACTGCCAAAGAAAGATATGGCACATTTGTAAATGACATCTCAGATACATCTGTGTTCCAAAAGTTATTGGAATACAAGCATCAATTTCCAATGTATTCTAATATAGAATTTTATTCACCAACTGATTCGCCATTTGCAGAATTTTTAAAGAATGCAGACGTTTCCCTATCTGCTTTACAAGACTTTATCAACAATAAAGTTCTTGTAGATTCATCTTTTAATTCTGATATCGCTTCTTACATAAGAATGGCTGAGATTCTTCAAACTGTTGGAGAAACATCAACAGAAAACAAAGAGTTGATAGAAGATTTGTTTGCTATTGATTTTGATATATGGTTTAATAAGTTTTTAAATGAATATCAGAATTTTGGCAACACAGATCAAACAGGTGTTGTTCCGATTGCCTTATCTCCTGCACAACAAATACAAACAGATCTGACAAGCACAGGTCCAGTTGGAACTCCAATAAGTTTTATTAACTATCAAGGTATTCCTGTAGAGACATCTGATGCTATTTCTCAGATAGATTTTATTGAAAGTTTAACTGCCCAAGTCAAATACAATGAATTGATAGCCGAAAATATTAGAAGTTATTCTGATATAATGGAAGGTAAGTACGCAAAAACTGAAATATTATTGTTTAAAATAGTAAAAAGAGATGTTCAAAACAATATAATTCAAACATTTTTTGTAATGAATGTTCCAAATCTAGAAATAGAAAGCTTTATAGATACACAGGTTAAATACGGTAAAGATTATTTTTATGAGATATATGCATGGAATCTAATCTATGGAACAAAGTACAAATACATCAAACTATATCAGCAAAATCAAGATATAGATTTCGATAGCGGTGCAATTGCAACACCAATTAGCTCAACTCCAGCCGAAGATAACCTGATACCAATATGGGCACCATTAGCTCCTATTGATTCTCCAGAAGAAGAAGTTACAGAAGAAGACAAGATTTACAATAATGGAGTTTTTGCCTTCGTAGTAAAATATTCTCCAAAAATAAAAATTGTAGAAACTTTATATTTTGAAAATAGAAAGCTTAAAATATTAGATAAACCTCCAACTGCACCATCTGTATCTTTATATGAATATATAAATAACCCAAACTTTAGTGTCGCTCTACAAACATCCGCAGGTAAGTACACTGAATTCCCTGTGTATATTTTACCAACAGATGAAGAGTATTTTGAAGCACAAAGAGTAATACAAGAATCATCAGATGGACAAATTACTTTCAAAGATGAGGGAGGAGTAAAAGAAATACAGGTTTTTAAAACAGATGAGCAGCCATATTTTTATTCTCAATTCTCTTTATATAGAACACTTAAGTATCCTGAACAGTCTGCTTTTGATGAATTGAATGAATTTAATAAGACTTATTATTATTGCTTTAGATGCGTAGATGTTCATGGGAATATATCTAATCCAACCCCTATCTATACTGTGAAAACCATTGAAGATAATGGCTTTTTTTACCAAGAATTTGGAACATATGAATTTCCACCAATAAATACATATTTAGATTTTATAGAGTTTAAAAAATATTTGAAAATATCTCCTAGTTTATTGCAAAAAATATATAATTACTCTGAAAATAAGTTAGGCTTGCTTGATGTAGGTGTATTCGACAAGCAATTTATGGTAAAACTAACATCGAAACATTCTGGAAAATCCGCAAGGGTATTTTTCAAATTTAAGAACAAGAGGAACGAAACATAATGGCATACATAGACAACTCAGATTCGATTATCGTAGATTGTGTTCTTACAGATGAGGGTCGAGCAAGATTAGCGGCACAAAATGGAACATTTAAAATTGCAAAATTTGCATTAGTTGATACAGAAATAGATTATGCACTTTATAACAATAATGATCCATTAGGTTCTGCCTATTTCGATATAACGCTACTTTCTACTCCTATATTTGAAGCATTTTCGAACAATACTTCTTTCTTAGGATCTAAACTTATTTCGATAGCAAGAAATGACATTCTTTATTTACCAGTAATCAAAAACTCTTCAAATCTAGGTCCAGGAGGTTCTACTTATAGTTCTGCAGGATATTATGTTGTAACTTGCAATCAAGAGACAATTTCTGCACTAAATGTTGGACCAGGCATCGTTGACGGACAAACTGTTCAAACAGCACAGAGAACACCAATTGTGTGTGAACAGGGATTAGATACTCAAGAAATAGATCCAAGAATACAGCTAGACGCAGACCTAAAAGAAACACAGTATGTTGTAAGAATAGATTCTAGACTTGGAGAGATAGTAAGCCCAGCAGGAACTCCTAGATCTGCTAGAGTTTCTTTCATAGATTCAGACAAACAGGCGTTATACTTCTTCTCTTATGGAGCAGATCCTGATTTCGTGATGGACATTACAAATACAGAAGGCAATTCAGCAATTGCTGGACCAAGAGGAACAATGTTTAAGTTTGGAATCAAATCAAGCATTAACTTGAATTCAAACACCTATCTATTTACAACTTTGGGCTCTACTATAACAATCGGTTCGACTAATTATTACTACATTGACACAAATGTTAAAGTAGAGGGTCAGTTAACAGGATATACTCTTGATGTTCCTGTCAGATTCCTAAAGAAAGTATAACAAAAGGATAAAAAAATGGCTAACATTTACAAAAATATACCACAGAATAGAATCGTAAAGGTTCAAAATATAGTAAACGAATCTATCCCAATCACAGGAACAATTTTATCAGGAACATACAATGATTTGAACGTAAAATATTATTCTCATAATATGTTCCAATCTGTTTACGATTATCCATACCTATCATCTTCTTCAAATAAATTAATGGATGTTTCATGTGGTTATTCATCTCTAAGCGCGCTATCATCTTCAACAAATACAGACAACTCTAAAAAGATTCTTATATATAACGAAATGGCTAAAGTTCTCATGGGAACTGATATTACAGGAACGATACAAAGGTTTGACGAAGATGGTAACGTTGTTGCTGGTGGCACTAAAATAAATGAATGTTTCTTCGTGTCATTCTCGCGACTTCTAAGTAAAGATGAGATTAAGAAAGGCTCTTTCTCTATTAAATTATTCACTGCTGGAACTTATACTTCTCCAACTACAGAATTAACTGTAAATGATCAACATGCTACAACTTCTTATTTTTCAAACGCAGCAGCAGGAGAATGGTCATATCTTTCTGGTACTGGCGGTAAATATGGAGCAATCTTCTACCAGGCAGGAATTGTTGTCCTCACTGCATCTCTATTCTCGACAGCTACAGGATTTTATTCAGCTTCAACTATAGATCAAACATTTACAGGTACAAATATATCTGGCATGACAGATGCTTTCAGAAGAAGAGTTAAGGAGCTATCGTTCTTAAATTCTACTAAGATAAATTCTTCTATTGTTTTCTGCGATGTACTAAATGATGAATTTAATTATTCTTCAAATCCAACATATCTAACTGGTTCTAAAATTAGAACTAAAATAAATGCAGATGATCCTCCTGTTGTATACATTACAGGAATTGAACTATATAGCCCAGACAATGAAGTTCTAGCAAGAGCTAAACTTTCTGAACCAATTAGAAAAACTCCATCTGATTCATATGTATTAAAAGTTAGAGCAGACTTTTAAAAAGTTAAATAGGAGGAAATTATGGCACAACATAAAGCTACACCTAAAGATAAGTTTATTAAAATTTTTTCTTGGATACTTCTTACTATCGTACCTTCAATATTTGCTGTTCTCTTTTCAGTTTTCGCTTTTGGTAAAAGCGTAGAAGCGCAAACTTCAAAAATTGATTATAGCGAAAAACAATTAAAGGAGTATGTCCTACCTCATATTGATAAGTTTTCTGATACTATTTCTAGTCATGAAAATAGACTGAATATTTTAAATGAAAAATATGAAGAAAATAAAAATTTTATTAGCGAACAAACAAAAAAGATAAATGACATAAGTGCAAATATGTCTATAATTTTAACAAAACTTGAAACACAAGAAGCAAATATGAATTTATTTTGGTCCAAAGATTGGAAGCAGCTACAAACAGTTTTAGATAGGATACAGGATAAATTGGATAAAAAATAATGTACTTTAAATTTAAGAGTTCAGATATATTTGACAGTACAGTGTATCTGAATCCTTCTAAAGAAATTTTGATAACTCAATCAGGTGTATTTTTAGATAGGAGAGTCCAGGAATCGAATAATTCACCCAGCGGCTCTCTTTTTGTTTATGATATAAATGGTGGTTCTGTTCGAACCGGTGCGCAGTTGATAAAACCACTCATGCCAAGAACGTCTGATTTATGGGGTTTTAACTATCAAGGAGACGGTATTGGAGTCCCACCAGGGGATACTATTATCGGAAGCTATTTGATAGAGAAAAAGCATGAAAGATGGCATATAACGACATCTAATAGTGACCCTCACAAACTTAAGAAATACTCTATCAAAAATAGCCTACAAAAATATTCATCTCTTTGGATAAAAAGTGGCGCATCTTATTTAGATTCGGATGAATCTTTCTTTTCGCATATAAACTCTCAAAATTTATCATTACTGACATTTCCAAGAGTATTTTTTGGGTCAGATATAGAAAAAGGCACTACAGAGCTATCAGTGTTTTTTGATAATGTTCTTACTTGTTCTTGTTCTGACATTTACCAGGATGGATTACTAAGAGTAACTCTTGGTAGCGGAAGTGCTGAAAAGGCAATCGTTGGAACTGTACTGTACGAAGAAGGATGTATTGTACTTTTTAATAATGCTATAGAATACACAACAGCTACATATGACAATGCTTCCCCGTCTACATTTAAATGGTCAAATTTTGGAGCTGCACCAAGTTCAGCTACAACAGTTTATGCAAATCCTTGTAAATATCAGGTTAAATTTAAGGGTGTCGTAAAAACTAATATAAAAACAATATTCTGTCACGCTGAAGCTGGTAAGTTAAATCATACAAATAATATAACATATATAGAAAGAGGCCAAGATGTGTTTAGTTGTAGTATTAGTCCATATGTCTTTAGTGAAAATGATACTCTTACTATAAAAAATTTACATTCCGCATCATACTCAGAACAAAAATTTGATAATTTTGAAAAACAAACATTTATATCTTATATAAATTTATACGATAAAAACAAAACATTATTGGCTATTGCAAAATTAGCAACTCCAATCTTAAAAAAAGAAACAGATTCGTATACATTTAAATTAACCTTGGATACATAATAAAATGAAAAAATTGTACAAGAAAAAAGACATAATAAATCAGATACAAATGATTATTCAAGATAGAATTGATGAAGTTTCTGGTATGGTAAAGCCAAAAACAGAGAAAGAGGCTCTTTTTTATCTTCTTAGAAGATTTAAACATGTTTTTACAGATTTTGGAACTGCAATAAATGCATTAAATCCAGAACCTCTATTGAATCAGTTAGAACCAGGTGCTTTTGATCGTAGCAGTTTATCTGTTTATAAAATTCCATCACAAACTACAAGAACAGCAGTGCCAGGTGCAAATAAATTTGGTCTTTCTTATAAAGATGTTCCAATTCCATTTTACAAAATAGCACTAAATATTAGTCCAAATTTAAAAATACCTTTTATGACAAAAACATTTATTGACAAAAACGATGTTCAATTTAAACAAGTAGGTCCTGAAGTTAAATCTCTTATAGCAAAAGCTAATAAAATATATGAAGAAATAACTAAAAATTTCTCTGGATATCCAGTATCAACCCAGACATCTCTCAAAGGAATTTTGAATAGCATGAGGGGCTGGTGCAAACGGTTTGAGCACACAAGAACAAATGAAATAAATAAATTAATTTCCAATATATTTAAAAATAAATTTAATCCAAATTTTATTAAAAAATATATAAATAACCCAAGCGAAGACATGCTTTCTGACATTGATTTAAGAGAAATTCTAACAGATGCTACAAATTATTATTTGCCATTTGAAAATGCAAATCAATCTATAGATAATTTTAAAAGATTAGTTGAAATTGAAATAAAAAATAAATTGGCTCCAATACATAGAAATATTACTAATGATTATGTAAATCTTTCTAATGTAGAAAAAATGCAATTCTATGGTGCGGAAGATGATGTCTTTAGTCTAATAACAAAATTTATATTAAATGATGGACAGAGTTTTCAAGAAATGAACAGTAGACTTGTAAATTATTTAGGAGACTATACTGATATAGATAGTAGTGCTGAAGGTACTTATCTTTATAACTATAAAGAGCTACTTAGATTAAAACATGAATTTGAACAGGTAAATAAAAAATTAGAAAATATATTAAATGAAAAATATAGAACTGAATCGTATAGAGAGCAGGAGAGCACAGAGCGATTTTCAACCGCTATATCTCTCTATGAATCTTATTCTGAAAAACTATATGAATTATTAACTGGACAAATAGAAGAAAATGTAAAATCTCTAACATTCACATTAGATGATGTAAAATCTGAAGACTCTATTGATCTAAAAATGGAGAGTATTTATCAACAACTTGATCAAAGCCTAAGAAATAATGCGAAAAAAGTTAATGACGAAATGTCAAAACTAGATTCTGCTAAAAAAGAACTAAAAAAACAAATAATTGACTTTTATATAAAATCAGGTTCTTCTTACTTGGATATAGACGATCCACAATCAAAACTGGGTAAAAAACTAAAAATGGTAGATGATTTAGGAAATAAATTTTCTGAATTAGAAACTGAATTCTTTGATATACAAGATGGTGTTATAACAAAGTTCATACTTGGTGCTTGTGATAAACTGATCAAAATGGTAGAAGCAGAACCAAAAGAAAAAGATGCAGAACAGAAGATAAAGCAGAAAATAGAAAAAGAATTTGAGGTTCTAATAAAAGATGGAAAGAATGTTGTATTTAATAATTTCCAGAAAAAACTAAATCAGTTTATTGAGTATTATAGAAAAAATTATAATAAGAGATATGAAAGCGAAGGGTTCCTGCTTGCTCCAGATTATATTGTGAAATATGGAGAAAATAAATATCTTAAACTAGAGCAGGAAATAAATCAATTCTTAGCAAGTCCATCGTTGACAATGAGAAACTTGCTACCAAGAAATCTTTATGTAGATTTCACTGATGAATTCTTAAGAAAGCCAAAAGAGAGAGATTAATTGATATTAGGATTAGACATAAGCACATCATCTACTGGTATTTGTATAGTTGATGGTGATAAATTGGTATACTGTTCTTATTTTTCTCCAAAAGGAGATGATTTATTTTCAAAAATAGATGGGATAACTGATCATCTTGATCATCTTTGTGATATGTTTGACATAACTTCTATATACATAGAAGAACCCCTTATCTCAATGTCTCAAAAGTATCAGACATCTGCTGATGTCTTAAAACTATTGATTAGATTTAACTTTGCGATCTCATATCATTTATATAAAAAATTAAAAATAAAGCCTACATATGTTCCATTCTCTTCAGCTAGAAGGATTTTGTCTCTTAAAAGCATCGAGATAAAAGAAGAAAAGATTGAAAAGCTACAAGAAAGTGTACACAAAGATAAGATATTAGGATGTCAGTATGTAATAAATAAATTTCCAGTATTTAAAGACATGCTTTTTATAGAAAAGAATATGTATAGCAGAGGAAAGAATGTTGGTCTCCCTAAAAATTGCGTATTTGATTGCTCTGATGCGGTTGTTATAGCTCTTGCTGGAGAGAGTTATGTCAGAGAAATTGGAAATACTTGAAAGGATATTCGGCTCTTCTAAAAAAGTCGGAGAAGAGCATCTATTTTTCTGCCCACAATGCGATCATCATAAAGCAAAATTATCAGTAAATATAGATAAGAATAAATATAAATGCTGGTTAGGTTGCAATCTAGTTGGTAGTAATATATTTTCATTGGTTTTAAGATTTGGAACAAAACCAGATGTACAGCTATGGAAAGAATTCTCTTCTGATATAAAGCTAGAAGATTTTGATCTTTTCTTTTCAGAAAATAACAATAAAATATATCAACCTATAAAATTACCAGAACATTTTGAATCTTTAGCAGATGCAAATATATCATCAGAATCATATGATGCTATAGAATATCTTGCTAGGAGAAATATAGACGAACATGATATAAAAAAGTGGAAGATAGGATTTTGCCCACAGGGAACATTTTATAAAAGAATTGTTGTTCCCTCATTTTCTGAAAACGGTGAATTGAATTTCTATTGTACTAGAGACTATTCTGGGAAATCTAAGTATTCCTATCTTAATTCTAATGCAGATAAAAATATTATATTCAATGAAATAAATATAAATTGGAATAAACCTATAACGATTACAGAAGGCGTATTTGATTCAATTAAATGCGATAATTCTGTTCCGATACTAGGAAAAAGCCTAATAAGTTCTTCATTTCTTCTTAGAAAGATATTAGAAAACAAACAAGATGTATATATGGGACTTGATTTAGATGCTGAAGATGCTTCTAGTAAAATAATTAAAAAATTAATAAGTTTTGGAGTAAATGTATTTAAGCTAGATATAGCTCCATATAAAGATTTAGGAGAAATGACGAAACAGGAAGTTGAATATAGGAAAAAACATGCCCTGAACATATCTGACTCAACAGATTTCTTAAAATTTATGATTTTATCAAAATTATGATAATTATATGGGGGAAATATGGCAATGTCAGAAAGAGTTAAACAATGGTTAGATTCAAAAATGTCAAAATTTATATCAAGGAAATTGTTAGTATTTACTGTATCTACAGTACTATTAGCTTTAGGAAATCTTGATGCAGATAATTGGACTACTTTAGCAGTTGCTTATGTCGGAGTAGAAGGTTTTGTTGATATAGCAATTAGAATGAAACAGGCAAGATCATAATATGCAAAAAATTATACTTGAAAAAATAAAAACATTTTTTAAAAACAATTATTTGTATATCGTAATAGGTATTATATTTTTTTGGATGTTTCTTAAAACATCATTTAAGAAAAATGAAAAAGCACAAGAAACTATAGACAAAAGTAAAGAGCAAATACACACTTCTTTAGAAGAGATACAAGGAAATAATACAGCTGTTATAAAGGCTGAAATAGAATACGAAATAAAAAATAATGTAATAGAAAAAGAGCATGACGAAATAAGACAACAAGTTGATGAAATAGTTAATAATGTTAATTTGAGTAAATTTGAAAAAAACAGGAAATTAAATGAACTTCATAATCAAATCAAAAGGCGTAAGTAAATTAATTGCAATACTTTTAATAATTATCATGCCATTTAGAGTTTTTGCGGCTGATGAAATTGAAGTATTTGATCCAATTGGTGGAGTATCTATTAAATTAGATGGAAGTATTTATACAGGTGTTCTCTTTTCCGAAGAAGAACGATTAAGATATCTAAATCTTGAAATAGAATTTAATGAATTAACTGATAAATATAAGAACTTAGAAAGTGTTTATGAACAAACAAGATCAGCGTACCAATCAATATACGAAAAAACACTAGATATACATATGGAACAGTTAAGGTTTTTAGATCAATTACAAAAAGATATAGATAAAGAACCAACATCATTCTTTGAAGAAAATAAAGGTTCTATATTTTTTGTGATTGGAGTAGTACTAACATCAGTGGTTTTTATATCATATGAAGCAGCAAAATGAAGAACAAGAAGAATCTGATATATCCATATTTATAGAAAAAAAATATGGGTATGAATATTTAGAGCAGGTTAAGAACCTATCTCCATCAGATATAGATCATAAAAAATATTATGAATATTTGCACTATTTAAAAATAAATAGAAAAAATATATTTAAAAAACAAAGTAATAATTGTATTTATTGTAACAAAATGATATTGCTAAGTAACGATAAAAGATATTATAATGAACACCGTACTTGCGAACATTGTTTTATCTTAAAAATAGAGGGAAGAAAAAATGGCTAAAAAAGATATCCTAGAAATTGCTAAATATATAAAACAAGCTGTCGAAAATGTTAAGTCTTATCTTAATCAGAAAGATGGTGTTAGTTGTACATGCTATCATAAAATAAATGATTCATTCAATGCTAGATGTGTTGATAACAAAGTAATTATTTCTTATGAAGTAGAAACTATTAGCCCTCTAAGGGGTAAGATAAACGATCTACCAAAAGTAGAAGAGAAATTTAAAGATATAGTACAGTGTATAAAAGATGAAGTTAAAAATATTTCTGATAGTAGTGTAGCACTGACAAAACACGGAGACATGTTAGAAAGAGTTTATACACTATCTTTCTCAAGACAGCTAAAAGTGTATGTCTGTATGTATGAAATATCAGGTACGGAATCAAATGCAGAATTAGCTGAAAAAGAAGTAGAAGCAACAAGAAAAGAATTGTTTAAATCAACAAGAGCCACTTCTGCTTCTTAAAGGTTTTAGTATTGAATAGACAATATATAATTCAAGAAATAAGAAGATGCCAAGATCCTGTATATTTCATAAAGAATCATGTATATATTCAAAGTGCTGGCACTAAGACTTTATTTAAGCTCTACCCTTTCCAGGAAGAGTGCTTGAATTCTTTTGTCAATAATCGTTACAATATTATCTTAAAGTCAAGACAGTTAGGTTTATCTACTCTTATGGCAGCATATATCGTATGGTATATGCTTTTTAATGAAGATAAAGTTATTCTTGTAATATCTCTTACAGAGGCTGATTCAAAAGAATTTGTTAGAAAAGTAAAATATGCTTTTGATTTCGTTACGCCTTGGATATTAGAAGCATTAGATGCAAAGATAGTCTTCAATAACGTCCATACTGTAGAATTAAGCACAAGATCTCGTGTTAAAGCATTGGCTCCAACAGAAGATGCTGGCCGAGGTTATTCTCCATCTCTATTCATTGTTGACGAAGCTGCAAAGATTGACCACATGGATCAGATATGGTCAGAATCTATCTTTCCAGCGGTTAACACAGGAGGTTCTGCAATCATAAACTCTACAGCTTATGGTGCAAATAACTTCTTTTACCATACATGGACTGCCGCAATAGAGGGAAGGAGCGAATTTAATCCAATCAAACTAGATTGGTCAGTGCATCCAGATAGAGATGAAGAGTGGTATCAAAAAACCCTACAACATATTGGCAAAACTAAATTTGCACAGGAATACTCTGGAGACTTTCTACAGTCTGGAGAAACTGTAATAGATCCAGATGACATAGGTTTTCTCAAAAAGACTATAAAAGAACCAAATACAAAAAGAGATGTCGATTCAGCCCTATGGGAATGGGAAGAGCCAATTAAAGGCAATAAGTATGGTATGTTTTGTGACACATCTCGTGGAGATGGCAAAGACTATTCTACATGTATAGTCATAGACTTAAACAAACTTCAAGTTGTAGCTGAATATAAGGCGAAAGTTAAACCAGATTACTTTGCAGACTTCCTAATGATACTAGGTTCAAGATACAATAATGCTTTAATATGTGTAGAAAACATGCATACTGGATATGCAGTACTAAGGCGAATAGTTAATTCAAGATATAAGAACATATACCACTACAACAAACTAACAGAAGAGCATTATGGTGGATTTTATGATGATTCTTCAGAACATGTCCTTGGTTTTACCACAGATTCTAAAAAAAGACCACAAGCAATAGAAAGACTTGAGTTTTATTTGAGAAACAAACTATTGATTTGTAATTCTTCGAGATTAGTAGATGAATTAGAGTCTTTCATTTGGTTTAACGGAAAACCTCAAGCTAAATCCGGTGCAAATGATGACCTTGTAATGTCTTATGCGATTGCATGTTATCTTTTACAACATTTTGCTACTGGTGTTGAGGCAAAGCAGATAATTAACGAGAAAGTAAATCAAATAATAACAGCAAATACTTCTATAAATTTTCCATATCCTGGATATGAACAAAAAAAGAGTGGATATATAGCACAAACAGTTAACGGAGTGCCATTCGATACATCCTGGGTATTATCAGATAGACCAAAGAAAGAAAGACCGCCAGAACTCCAAACAAGAATCTTCTTAAAATAAAGAGAAAACAAAATGAAAAAACCAGATCTGAAAAAGTTTAAAAATTCTCCACCAGAAAATCCATACAATCCATTAAATCCTCTCTATAAAAGAATGACTAAATTTTTTAGTGGACCAATCAACACATATAAGGTTCCACAAGCTGTTCTTAACAAAAGACGAGATTTAAATAAGTATGAGTTTACTTCTGCTGAAGGTTTGCCCTTTAAAAAGAAAGATTCTTCAAGCCCTATTGATTATTTATATTCAAGAGTTCTTGGTAACATTGGACGATTAGAACGATATCAAGATTTCGATGCTATGGATTTTACTCCAGAAATAAACAGTGCATTAGATATCTATGCGTCTGAGATAACAACATATACAGAATTCTCTCCCATGCTTAAAATTACATCAAATAATGATGAGATTAAGCAGATTATCAGATCTCTATTTGACGATGTTCTTAATATTCATGATAATTTATTTTCATGGGTAAGAGCAATGTGTAAATATGGAGATTTTTTCTTATATCTCGATATGGACGAGAAGTCTGGCGTAAAATCATTCGTAGGATTTAGACCATCTGAAGTAGAGCGTCTTGAGGGTATTGATGAGTCAAACCCAAACTACATAAGATTTCAGTGGAATAGTGGCGGTTTAAGTTTTGAAAACTGGCAAATGATACATTTTAGAGTTCTAGGCGATGACAGATTTTTTCCTTATGGATGCTCTGTTTTAGCTGGTGCAAGAAGAATTTTTAAGCAGTTAGATTTGCTTGAAAATGCAGTTATTTCTTATAGAATAGTAAGATCGTCTGAGAAAAGAGTTTTCTATATTGACGTAGCCTCAATTCCACCTGAAGATGTTGAACAGTATATTAATAGGATTGTTTCTAATATCAAAGAAAACACTGTAGTAGATGCGGAAACAGGACGGGCAGACAAGAGATATAACCCACAGCATTCTGTTGAGAAAGATTATTTCTTGGCTGTTAGAGGAAGCACAACTGGAACAAAGATAGAATCCCTTCCTGGTGGGGCATATACAGGTGATGTTGACGACATTAAGTATTTCCGAGATAAACTATTTTCAGCATTAAAGATTCCAGGAGCGTATCTTGCTCAGACTGATTCTGTTGAAGATAAGATGTCTCTAGCTCAAAAAGATCTCATGTTCGGAAGAACAATCATGAGAATTCAGAACTCTGTTGTAGCAGAGTTAAGAAAAGTAGCAATGATTCATCTGTATTTTCTTGGATTTAGAGGAAAAGATTTACTTGATTTTGATATCAAATTAAATAATCCATCAAAAATTGCAGAACTTCAAGAACTAGAGCACTTTAAAACAAGAGCAGAATTGGCAAGTTCACTAACAGAAGGTTTCTTTAGTAAAGAATATATTTACAAGAAAATTTTCGGACTATCTGATCTTGAGATTCTCGAACAGAGAACTGGAATATTCCATGATGCTAAGACTCAAATTCTCTTACAGCAACTTTCCGAAGTAAATACCAGCGAAGGTGGAGGTGGTCCAGCAGGTGGATTATCTTCTCCTAGTGAAGACTTTGGTTCTGCTGGAATTGTAGAGCCAGAAGATATTTCTGCACCAGGTGGAGAAGGTATACTAAAGGCATCTCCATCAGAAGAAGAAGTAGGAGAGATTAAGTCTGGGATAGAATCAGAAGGTGGAGGTGGAGGTGAAGCTCCCCCACCAGAAACAAAAACTGGCGAAGAAGCAAAGAGGAATGAAACTTATTTCACTGACCGATCAAAAGGCAAAGCTTATACAAAAGTAAACCATGATCATAGAACAAGCAGTGGGCCAAGAAAGAAACAGAATAAATCTGCATATTCAGACTCTTTAGCATCTAATTCTTTTAAGAACATATTTAATGGCGCATTGGGGATGAAATCATTTGGTAGAGGTATCATTCCAGATTCTATGGATGTACAATCATCAAATGATATTAAAAAAATACTTGATAATTTTGATATGATTAAACAAAATAAGGAACTAATTATCGAGAAAGATAATTATTTTGCAAAATTCCTTACAGAAAGAGCGCCAGGTATAAAGGACGAAGATACAGATGAATAAAAAAAGAAATACATTTATAGTTTTCGAAACTCTATTAAGAGAGCACTCTGAAGCTTTTCTAGAAAATAATACAAAAAAATATAAAATAGTTGATGGTATTGTTAAGAAGTTTTTTAATTCAAATACAGAAATTGGAAAAGAAGTAAAGATATTTCTTGAGATATTAGAATATAAAAATAATTATCCAAATAAAACAGTACATACGACTCAAATGGTGTTTGAAGCTGCGAAGAGTTTGTATAGAAAACTTAATAAGAAAAGTATATTTAACGAACAAACTAAACTAATAGAAGAAATAAACGAGAAACTCGGAAAGAAAGTATTTTCTAATTTTCTTCCAGAATATAAAGATCTGATGAACCTTTATTCTTATATAAATGACAGCATGAGCATTGCAGAAAGTGTTTATTACAATAAGAGTTCTTTTATAGAATCTATTGTAAATGAAGAAGAAAAAGATGATCAATTAAAATACGTAGACAATATAGTATTTTCAAAATTAATTGAAAAATATAATGCAAAATATACTAATTTACTTCCTTGTCAGAAAATTTTAATAGAAAAATATATAACATCTTATGGAGATAATATTGCTGATTTTATTATTTATATAAATGAAGAAATTTCAAGACTAAAAAAGGTTGTCAATTATGAAACTGTGTCAAAATTCTTTGAAGATAAAGATTTGATAAAACAGAAAATGAATTCAATCTATGAAAAATTAGATCAGTTTAAAAATACAAAAAATCTATCATCAAACAAAATTGAAATTATATTAAAAGCTCAACAGTTAGCAGAAGAAATATCAAATGAAAATTAAACTTACTATAGTAAAAACATTAGATGATAATCTGATCATAAGCGATCATCCAAAGCTTATTATTTTTATTTCTCCAAAAGCTAATAAGATTTTAGCAACACCAAAAGCTGAATCTCTAGATGAAGATATCTTCTTGTCAGAAAGAAGAATGTTTGATTATTTCGTATCTCGTGGAATAATCGATCCTGCAAGCATAAAAGGTGGTGCTGTATATAAATCAATGGAAGCAGATTATTTTGTATCGCAAACAATAAACTCCTTAGAAGCAGTGCTAAAGTGTATATATGATTATCTTCAGGCTGAAATTAAATATCATAATGAAGTTCATGCTTCTGTTGAAGATTACGAAGATAGCGTACTAGATCCTTCAGAAAAAGATAGTACAGAACTAGGAGAATTTCCTCAAGAAGCAGAAGCTGGAAATATGCCTAAATACCCAATGTATTCAGACACATTTTGGGGATACAACCTATAAAAAGGAACAAATATGAAAGTAAAAATTAGAGAATCTGTTCTAAGACAGATAGTAGAACAAGAAACAAAAATAATGTTAGAAGAAAAAAATAATAGAATGGCTAATATTGTTTTTGCAATAGGTGAAGCTTATGCTTCATGTAGAGATTCTGCAACAAAGAAGAAATTAGAAGAAGTATTTTCCCTATTTGAACAAGAATTATTTATAGATAATACTCCATATAAATTAAAAGATTTGTTTATAAATAATGCTGGAGATAAAAAATAATGTTTCTCATAAAAGAATTTCAAAAGCTTGATGGAGCTGCTGTCTCAAGAGAAGAAGATCCTGTAACTAAAAAAACAAATATGTATTTAACAGGAATCATGCAGAGAGCAAATGCTAAAAATGGAAATGGTAGAATTTACGAAAAGAAAATTCTTCTTAGAGAAGTTGAGAATTATCAAATAATAATTTCTGAAAAAAGAGCATTAGGAGCACTAGATCATCCAAATGATTTAGAAGTTAAACTAGCAGACGCTTCTCATATAGTTGAAAGATTATGGTGGGACAATAATGATGTAGTGGGAAGAATTAGGCTTTTAAATACTACAAAAGGCAAAGAAGCACAAGCTCTAATAGAAGATGGTGTGACATTAGGCATATCTTCAAGAGGTCTCGGATCTCTTACTACAGAAGGCGAAATTACAAAAGTAAATGATGATTTTAGACTGATATGCTTTGATTTAGTGCAGGAACCAAGCACTTCAGGAGCCTTTATGATTAAAGAAGGAAAGGCGTCTATTTCTATTCCAAAATCAGAAAAGCTATATAGGCTTATTAATGATATAATAATTTAAAGAGGTAACATGAAAGCTTCAGAATTAAAAAGTATAGTAAAAGAATGTGTTAGAGAAATACTCCAAGAGGATGATCTGATCTCTAACATAATAATTCAATCATTCAAAGCGTCAGAAACAATAAGAGAATCTAGTATTAGATCCAATAATAAAATAGATATTATTCAAACAGAATCACAAAAAAAAAATGTTCCAGAAAAACCAAAAAATACAAACATGAAAGATGTGTGGAAAAAAGTTCTAGAAGTAAAGAAACCTAGTAGAGAACAGCTTGACGAACACGGATACGGATTAGATACAATAGACGTAAAGCAATCTAATCATACACATCAAAAACAAGAACTTACTTTCATGGATCTTTTAAAAGAAGATAAACATGAAGAAAAAGTAGAAATTCAAGAAGATAAAGAGTTCATGAATTTTTTTGCTAAAAAATTTAAAAAATAAAAGGTGATTAGATGTCAAAATGTGTACACGTAGAGGTTGTTAAAAAACCTAATGAAGATGAATCAAAATTAATAAAAAGATTTTTGAAAAAAACTCAAAAATCTAAAATATTAGTAAAAGTTATGGAGAAGGTCTTTTACAGAAAACCAAGTGAAGTAAAGAGGTTGGATAAAAAAAGATCTATAAACAAAAGAAAGAAAGCTCAACAAAAACAAATTGCTTTAGACGTAGATAATAAATAAAGGAAAATATAAATGTACAACCAACCATTAAGATCTGGATTAGGAAATAGTGCAGCATATCAAGTGTCTGGGTATCCATGGATTACAGGAAGCGTAATACCTGCTGGAACTGGTTACTATAAAGTAGTGTTTCCATGTGTTACAAAATCATTTGTCATAGTAAACAAGGATTCTTCTCAGATATATGATAGTGGGCTAAACGGCTCTTCTTCGCTTTATGTATTCTTTGGACCAGAACCAACAACAGCTTTTCCATATCAGCAAATATCTAAAAATCATTTTGTTACGATACCACAATCAGAAGATGGTTTTACCTTTAATGTAAAATGTAAAGAAGTGTTTATTTCAAAAATCAATACAGCTCATACAGGAGCTTTTCAGGTAATGGCAGAGCTTACAAGTATTGAATTTACAGAAATGCCACCTCTCACTGGGTCTGGAATAACCGATTGATAAAGGCAATAATATGCAACCAATACTAAATAAAACAGAAAACACTGAAGAATATACTGTTGTTACTGTATTAGGAGAGATAACTTATCATCGTGAGGATGGACCAGCCTATATCTATTTTTGGCCTAACGGAAATAAAAAATTAGAAATTTGGTATTTGAATGGGCTTCGTACAAAACTAGATGGACCTGCTGTTATTGAATATTATGACAATGGAAATAAAAAAGAAGAACAGTGGTATGTTAGCGAAGAACAACATAGAATAGATGGTCCTGCATGGATTATATATAATGAAACCGGAGCAGTTGTTACCGAATATTATTTTCAAAATAATCTTCTTTTTAGAGAAAATGATTTACCAACAATAGTTAATTATTAATTAATGAGTAGAGAATCTATCAAGGATTACTACTTAAATAAAGGAAAACAAAAAATGGGATATAAAAGATTCGTAGTTAATTCTGTAACCGTACTAAGCCAATCAGTATCAACTGAAGACACTGCACTAAGCTCTTCTTTTAGTTCAAGTGTTGGCGCATTAAGCTCTTCTGTATCAGGAAGTATATTTAACCTAAGCTCATCTACAGCCACAACAATAACAAATTTAAGTTCATCGTTTACAGCTTCAATGAACTCATTAAGCTCATCGTTTAGTTCGTCTCAAGCAGCTTTAAGCTCATCTATATCAGGAACAATAAACAGCTTGAATACTCAAGTTGTAACTCCAACAGTAAACCTTGTATCTGTATCAGATATGAACTTGGCAAATGGAAATAGATATTTCTATAAAACTGCTTCTGGTGCTTTAACTTGGACTTTTTCCAACACTCCCCTAACAGGAGCTATTGTTGCAGTTCTAGAGCTTACAAACGGTGGAACTGGAACTCAAACATGGCCTTCTGGAACAAAATGGCCTGGTGGAACTGCTCCAACACTAACAACATCTGGAATTGATGTTTTAGCATTTTTGACTGATGATGGCGGAACTGCTTGGCGTGGTGTTGCATTAATGTTGGACAGCAAGTAATTTAGACATGTTAATTTGTGATTTGATGGATTTTATATCTTTGTAAGATCCATCAAATTAAATGGAGAATCATTAAATGTTTAGATTCCTACTGTGTAAACAACAAAGTTCTGCTGCTGGGTTTGGATTGTTTGCCGGCGGCACGGTCTACTCAACGGCTGGACCACATTACTCTGTGTCAGACAAATACGCATATTCAACATCAGCAGTAACATCCGGAACTTCTCTTTCTACAGCTCGTGGCGCTGGATATGGAACATCTAGTTTATCAATTGGATATATTGGCGGAGGTGGTTCTCCAAATTCATTTGTAGTCGACAAATATCAATTTTCCAATGGCAGTGTTTCGTCTGGAACTAATCTTTCGCAAGCTAGAATTCATTTAGCTGCGGCAGGCATTGGTACGGTATCTATATTTTGTGGAGGATATACAACCTCCGTCGTGTCAACAACTGACAAGTATACGCACGCTGGTGATTCCGTCACGGTTGGTACGACGCTCACTGCAAAATATGTACATGCAGGATGTAGCAGCTCATCAGTAGGTTATTTTGCCGGCGGTCTCAATAGCTCTTTTTCAACCGTGGGAACGACTCAAAAATACACATATAGTAGCGATTCTGTATCATCTGGCACATCAATAATAACACCAAGATACAACCTTGCAGCCGCTTCTAGTAGCACAACTGGTTATTTCGCATGTGGGTTGGGAGGAGGAAATAGATTGAACTCAGTGGTAAAATATACATTCTCTGGAGATTCCGTTTCGCTTGGAACGTCATTGAATACCGCTAAAGAAGCACCGTCTGGCGCATGTAATTCTACTAAAGGTATTTTTGGTGGTGGTTTTACCGGTGGCGTTGGATCAACCAATACAAAAACAACGGAAGAGTACACGTTTTCAGGTGACGCTGTAATAGTTGGTACCAACTTATTAGGTGCTGCCAGGTACTCAATTATGACTTGCTCATCCACCCCGGGGCACCTGTAAAGGAGACATGATCAATGTTTAGATTCTTGCTGTGCAAACAACAGAATATCGCTTCTGGATTTGGATTGTTTGGGGGTGGACAAAACAATAGTGGTAGAACTGCCATCACGGGCAAGTACACCTACAGCGGTGATTCTGTGGTCCCTGGAACTTCGCTTGGAACAGCGAGACAGGATTTAGCTGCTGCTGGTAATTCAATAGTAGGCATATTTGGTGGAGGGTATTCTCCGAATACTGCCGTCACAGACAAGTACACATACAGCGGTGATTCTGTGGCCGCTGGAACATCACTTGGAACAGCGAGATCTGGTTTAGCTGCTGCTGGTAACTCAACATTGGGTATATTTGGAGGAGGATCTACAGGCACCTACACTACCGTCACAGACAAGTACACATACAGCGGTGACTCTGTGGTCGCCGGAACATCACTTGGAACAGCGACATATGGTTTAGCTGCCGCTGGCAATGCCACCGTGGGCATATTTGGTGGTGGATATACAGGCACCTTCACTTCTGTCACAGACAAGTATACATATAGTGGTGATTCTAGGGTTGCAGGAACCTCACTTGGAACAGCGAGATATGCTTTAGCTGCCACAGGTAACTCTACCGTGGGCATCTTCGGTGGTGGGTATGCAAGCTCTGGAATTACTGCCGTCACAGACAAGTACACCTACAGTGGTGACTCTGTGGTGGCTGGAACATCACTTGGAACAGCTAGATATTTTTTAGCTGCTGCTGGTAACTCAACATTGGGCATATTTGGTGGTGGATATGTGGGTGGTGCATCATCGTTGACTGATAAGTACACCTACAGTGGTGATTCTGTGGTTGCTGGAACTTCACTTGGAACAGTGAGAGAAGGTTTAGCCGCCTGCTCATCCACTCCAGGTCATCTATAAAATAAAGGTTGAAACAAATTTATATGTGATTATCTACAGAAAAGGTACAAATGTACTATTTAAAGAGAATAAAATAAAAGGAGTTAAATAATGAATTCGCAGAATAATAGAAGAAACCATAATTTCCAGATCGAACATTTCTTGGTTGGATCATGTCACACAGCAGATGGGGCATATGCTCTCCTATGCGATCTAAGAGAAGACAGGAAGGATGCACTATCACAGGTTGAAGTTGGCGCACTCAAGACCAAGGCTAAGATAATTAGAGCAGAAAAGATGTTACAATCTGAAGATGCAGCAGACAGATTAGAGGCAGAAGCTGACCTATTAGAAATCAGAGCACATGAAGAAACTCTAAATAAGAATATCAATGCAGCTCGTGCAGAACTTTCATTTCTTAATGAATGTATCGAAAGGATTCAGCCATATAGGAAATTTTCTCACCTCCCAGATCCAGAAGCTCATGAAGCAGCACAGTATGATGAATGGAAATATGAATTGGAATACAGGGCTGTTAATTTCTTGCTAACAGCAGGAACAATTCCACATGATCATTTCGCATCAATGAGACAGCACCCAGAATTTCATAATTACATTTTGCCCGCAATAGATAAGGTCAAAATGCTTATGATTGAAGGTAATGTGGGAGAAGTATTGAGCCTTTCTTATGCTTCAACAGAAAAAGCAAAGGAAGCTCTTTCTTGGAAATCAGTCCTAGCTCTTCCAGTTTTAAATTAAGGAGAATGAAATAATGTACGCAAAGATAAATAATAGTAATGTTGTTTTAGAATATCCTGTAAATATTTTTACTGCTCATCCAAATGTAAGCTTTCCTGTTGGATGGACAGGTGGAACTGTAGATGGCAACAAATATGTTTTTGTTTCCTCAACAAGCGTTCCAGAAGTTCCTCACACTCAGACTGTAACAGAGGGTACACCATCATTAACTAATGGTGAATGGGTCCAGGTATGGACAACCACTGCTGCATCTGCTGAAGTTGTTGCACAGCGTGTATCTGATAAATGGGCACAGGTTAGACAGCAAAGAAATGGTCTTCTTGCTGCATGTGACTGGACGCAATTGGCAGATAATCAACTTTCAGCCACTGTTAAAACAAACTGGCAAACATACAGACAAGCACTGAGAGATGTAACTTTACAATCAAATCCATTTCAACTTACTTGGCCCACTGCACCATAATAAGGAATACCATGATCCATGATTAGATTTTTTCTTTTAAAACAACAACAGGTGGCTGCTGGGTTTGGTTTGTTTGGTGGGGGGCACATTTCATCGTATGTAATTACCAATTTAATTCAAAAATATTCATATTCAAATGATTCCATTTCTTCATTTTCACAAAATTTAACTAGCAATAGAGCACTTCATGCCGCTGTTGGTAATTTATCAGTAGGAATTTTCGGTGGAGGTATAACAGGATCTATTTATAGTCTCACAAACACTACTGACAAATCTGTTTATGTTAATGAAACAGTGATCGCAGGGAGCAATCTTACTCTAACATTCAAAAACGTCACAGGCGCTTTTGGTAATTTAATTTTTGGAATTTTTACTAGCGGACAGGATCAAGCAGGAGATCGAGTAGAAGGTTCCAGTAAGTATACATACGCAACTGATATAACATCGGTCGGAACTACGCTATTTAGTTCGTATTATACTATGCAAACGTTGGGAGCTTCAACAAGTTCTCCTACATTCGGTCTTTATGCATTAGGATTTGGTTACAATTCTCTAGTATTGACATCTAGAAAATATATTTTTTCAAATGAATCAGCGATAGATGGGTCAGCTTTTTCGAAAAAGAGAGATGAACTTGCTGCGACAGGAAATTCCTCTATTGGAATTTTTGCAGGGGGCGATGACAGTTGGGTGCCCGTTTCCCAACTAGAAAAATATGTGTATTCATCAAATGCAGTCTCTTATGGCACATCTTTATCTGTAGCAAGAAGAGGGTATGCTGCGACAGGAAATTCTTCTATTGGAATTTTTTCCGCAGGAAACGGACCGGGATATTATGATCTCTTATTGACTACAGAAAAATATAATTTTTCCTCTGACACAATATCAGCAGGAACCTCTTTATCTTCTGGAAGATATCAACCAGCCGCCTGCTCATCCACCCCAGGACATCTGTAAAGGAGATATGATCAATGTTTAGGTTCCTACTGTGTAAACAACAAAGTTCTGCTGCTGGTTTTGGTTTGTTCGGTGGTGGAACCCTTGTTTCTTCCAATACCTCTAAATATTCTTATACATCTACTGTATGGCAACCAGGCACATCTCTTGGACTTGCACGAACAGCTCTTGCGTGTTGCAGCAATAACCAAAAAGGTATTTTTATAGGCGGCGACAGTACTGGGGGAGGTGCAACTGTAAGCACTACAGAAATATATCAATTTTCAACCAATGTTGTTTCATCTATTTCAGGACTTTTTCATCGTAGAGAACACGCTGCTTGTGGAAATGAAAATTTTGGAATCTTTATCGGAGGAAGAACAACAACTTCCGCTAGAACTGATGGAATCAAATATATTATGGCAACTGATTCTGCAATTGCTTCTTCTTTGTTGCCATCTGGTCAGGAATCCGCTGCTGCGGCTGGAAATACACAATTTGGTATTTTTGCAGGAGGATACGCGAGCCCCGGCCCCACTTATAAATATACATACACTTCTGACGCTGTTGTGTCGTCAACGGTTTTAATTGCACCAAAATTCAGCCATGCATCATTTGGAACATCTGCGTTTGGTGTTTTTGCAGGAGGAGGCACTATTCCATATTATGTAGCAGTCAAAACTTGTCATAAATATAACTATTCAACTGACGCAGTTTCCTCCACGACATCTCTCGCGGTTGACAGACAAGGAGTAAAAGCGGCAGGAAATTCCTCAGTGGCAATATTGTTGGGCGGAACAGGAGGAAATTATACAACAGAATTATATAATCTTTCTAACGATGCAATCTCGTCAGGAGTTTCAGCCACATCAGGTGGATTAGCAACGCCTGGTAGCTCGTGTTCATCCACTCCAGGGCACCTGTAAAGGAGACATGATCAATGTTTAGATTCTTGCTATGTAAAGCATCATCGTCACCTAGTGTATCTCCTGTTACTGGTTCTGTCTTACATCTTGATTCATCAAACCCTTCATCGTATCCGGGTTTTGGCGGAACGTGGTTCGACTTGTCACCTTCGTCAAATTCATTTACCCTGTTTAATAGTCCAACATACGATTCAGGTGATGCCAAAAGTTTTAGTTTTAGTAATGGCACACAATATGCGTATTCAAGTTTTGTCAGAAGAATAGGTCCAGGATATGCTGCAACCATCGAAGTTGTATTCAAAAGAATTTCGGCTTTTTCTGATAATATCATTTTATCTCATAATAGAGCTGGCAGTTCCCATGGGTTTTTATTCGTGAGTGGTGGCCCAGCAGGTTTCGGTTTCTTTGTAGTTTCAACATACTCTCCTCCATATGGATACGGAGTGGGTCATACCACACCGATTGCTGACGGGAACTGGTATCACGGAATAATATCAGTAAATATTCCTTATGGTAGTTCAGCGACCATGACTGGAAACATCGCGGTGAATGGGAACATACAAAGCTTCTCGCAGTCGGGAGATTTCTCTGCTGGTGCCGTGGATTATTTTCTTGAACTGTGCAGACACGTCAATTATGTGTACGGAACGGCATACGGCAAATTTAAGATTGGACTCGTCAGACTTTACGATCGACAATTGACGACAGCTGAAATGACACAGAATTATAATTCATGCAAAATAAGATTTGGAATATAATAAATATTTAACTATTTATAAAGGAGATATGCAAAATGGCTTTACCTACAAAGGATGATTTACAAAATTTAGATTACACATATTTAGGACAGCCATTTGTTAATGTTGTTGCGAAAAGCTCCGTAGAAACATCTAATTTAGATTATGTTTATTTAGGACAACCATTTGCCGGAGCGCAACAGCCAGAAATTGCAGAAGAAAATGAAAATGAAAATGTATTTCAAATATTTTCTGAATGGAAAAATATTTTTTCAAAATATAAATCCCCTTATTGAACAAAAAAATAGGAGTTAAAAATAAATGGCGTATTCTAATGGTGTTTTTTATGTTAATTTAGACAGCGGAAATGATGGAGCCAGAACTGCACTAACAACTTGTATCGCAAGTAATCCATCTGGGACGGTTACAAGAATAAATAAAGTAGGTCATGGACTGGTTACCGGAGCTGTTGTAGATCTAACTCTTTTCAGTGCGTGGCTAAATGATGCTTGGAAAATTACCAAGGTCGATAACGACAATTTCGATTTAGACGGTGCTGTTTGGCAGACGACAGCAGATAATAACGGAACAGTAACACCAAGAGGCGGTTCTTCATGGACTGATGCTTGGCTAACATTTACAAATGGTTCAACAACTTCAAGGGTTTCATCTGGAGATGAAGTTAGGGTTGCAAAAACACCAGATCCTGTAAGTATAGGAACTGCAACATGGACAAATGTCTCTGAGACTATAACATTATCTAGTTCTAGAACGCTTTTAATAGACAATTGCGAGACTGCGTGGACGGCTTCTAATGGTTCGACATCTAATACTTCAACTACTAGAATCGAAGGAAGTGCTTCTATACAAGTAACAAAAGCATCATACCTAACAGGTACTTTGTATGCATATAAAACAATATCTCTTACGGACTTCAGTGCATATGATTCAATTACATTTTTCGTAAGAGCAGCAACATCGAATACTGTCGATAACAACTGGAACCTATGTCTTTGTTCCGATGTATCAGGATCTGTTATCGTTGATAGTTTTCCTTTAGTTTTTCCTCAATCAACAGGATTAAGTGCAGGAAGCAGCGGTATATATCTTACTTTAAGTAAATCTGGTGGTGGAAATTTAGGCTCATCGATAAATTCGATAGCTTTATACTCTCATACTGTTGCACCAACTGCAAATGCTTTAATTGGTTTTGACAACATATCTGCGTGCAATTTACAAGATCTTAGTCTTACATCATTAATAAGTAAGACAAATTCTCCTACATACGATCAAGAAGGGTGGTGGAGTATAAGATCGATAAGTGGATCCATTGTAAGATTAAGCAGCGGCGGATATCATGGAACCACTACTGCAGGAAGAGGTTATTACGGAACAACAGAATCAATAACTTCATACATCAGGCACAGTTCTTTTAGAAGAAAACCATCTGGGTCAGCCGGCTATTCTACTGTAAACCATATACTTGCAACTACTGGAGTTTCTTTCATAGGCGGGTGGAATACTAGCTCTAACAACAGAGATGGTATGACTTATTTAGATATGTGCCTATCTACAGGTCAGGGCCTTACTGTCACTGGTCCTAATAACTCTATTTCCTTTTTTGGTATATTTGGGGCATATTCAGGAATATGTATAAATTCTAGTGCAGTATACGATACAAATATAAATAATTGTAATTTTTCACAATGTCGTTCTGCAGGAGGTTTTGAAGATACTTCCTATTTAAATCAACTTGTAAAATTTGAAAATTGTACTGTTATACAATCTGGAGGTGGGGTTGGAAGATCTGATAATGTTGAAGACAATAGGTTAGTAAATATTAAAAATTGTAAATTTGTAAGCCTTGACAATAACTTGTCAAGAAATGCTGTAAGTTTATCTTACGGTTCTAGTCTCTATAATAGTTTTTTTGCAAATAATGCAGGGTTTGATGTTTATATAAACACACAAAATTCAAATTTCCCAAATATTTCAAATTGTACATTTGCATCAACTTCATCACAAAACGTAAAAATAGAAATAGGGCAGGCATTTTATAGAAACTGTATTTTTTCTTCCTCAACTGAATTTACGGCAATTTCATCTAGATATAATTATCGACACAACAGTCAAAACCACGACTTATCTGGATATGATTATATATTTACTGATGGTGGTACGATTAATAGCGAACTAACAGACAGAACTGGTAGCGTTGGTAAAATGTGGAGATTGGTACTGACAGACAGTACCAGAATGTCATTTTATCCATTAAATCTCACAGTGGGACATTTTGCTGTTAATTCTGGATCTTTAGTTACAGTAAGTGCTTGGATGAAAAAAAGTCATGCCACAAATTGCAATGGAAGATTACTTATTAGAGGCTATCAAATAGATGGATTAGATAACGATTTGACTGGAACGTTAGCTAATAACACAAACTGGCAACAACTTAGCTTGAATTTCACGCCAACAAAAAATGGTGTTTTCACAGTTGAAGCACTCGCAGAATATGTTGCTGGTAATGCTAACGTATATATTGATCAGGTTACAGTAACACAAGCATAACAAGGAGAATATAGTATGAATTACACATATCACGGAATATACTTAAGAGAACCATCTGGAATTCCTGATCATGACAGATGTTGGGTTTTTATAGATCAAAATGATTGTTCTTTAATTATTAAAATACCATCTTCTTACTCTGAGAATGATGTTAAATCATTTGTTGAATCTATGCCTGATTATAGATATAAAATAGTTTCTATATCTAATCCAGAAGGAACTTCATCGGTAAGATTTACTTTGTCAAAACATAATTTATCAACAGGGCACGCTATAGAAGTTTTTGAAACATTAAACTATAATGGCCAATATTCAATCATTAAAGTTGATGATGACAATTTTGATTTAGATGGAGTTGTATGGACAGAAGAAAATGGTATTGACATATCTGGATCGTTTAAATAATTATATAGAGGAATTTTAAATGGCAAACTTGTTGTGATTACAGATCCACCTGATCGTGCAACAAAAACAGTATTGGCAACACTAGCAAATGATACAAGTGAACAAATTATATCAGGATCTTTTACTCCTACTTCTAACGGAGTAATTGCTGTAGAGATATGGGCAGAATATGTAGCAGCTGTAGGAAGCGTAACTGTTGATAGCGTTACTGTAGATCAAGCATAAATGGAAATAAAATGAAGAATAAATACGAAAAGCTAACTTACGAAACTGTTATTGAAGCAAGAAAACAAGCATGGGCTGGTGTTAGGATTACTGAGATATCTAAGAAATTAAACGTTGAATATCAATCTTTATATAAAGCTATCATTGGCGAATCATGGGATCACATAAAGACACCAGAACCCTTTAAGAAAGAAAGCATGGAAATCTTTGTGTGCCGGAAATGTTTTAAAGACTTTCCTATTATTGAAAAGGTTAATGGCAAGATTTGTAAGGTTTGTTACAAAGATTATAGAAAGAAATATTCTAAGTAATCAATCTTCATCTTCTTCTGGGTCATATTCATCTTCATCATCAAGAAGAAGATAGAAAATATCTAGAACCTCTGGTTTTATTTCAGTCTCTTTAAGACCTGTTATTCCAAGATAAGTTGAATCAAAAGGCTCCCCAGCGTTACCTAATCTTATTATTCCTTCACGATCTCCTTCCCATTCTGGATGTTCGCTCCAATTTAATAAATTATTTTCTATCCTTTGAGCGTCCTCTTCGGAGACAAGAAAACTGTCCAATAAACCTTGATCAGCAGCTTCTTCAAGTGCTTCTCCTTTTCTTATGGCAAATACTCCTGCTACTGGACCATATTCATTAGTTATTATATACAATCGTTGTATCGAATTAGATCTTTCGTAATCCATTTTAAAATAGAAATCTGCTGCTAGATCGCATATTTTTAATTTATAGAAACCATTTTTATCAATCTCTATTGGTTTATATATTTTTTCACCAAATGTTTCAAAGGCTTTCTGTAATTTTTCTGAAAAATAGCAATTACTCCATTTTTCATCTTTTCTTACAGAATTTAAAAGTCTTGTTGCATATATTTTACTATATTTGTTTTTAATATTTATTTTCATTCTTGCTTTCCTCTGTTTACTCTAAATGGAGAATTTTTAGAGAACAAAACTTCTAACGCTTGATCTTCTGGGATAATATTTCTGAATACTTTAATGTTTGAATCCCATATCTTTCTTATTATTTCTGGTGGTATGTTACTAGAAACTTGGAAATAATTCTTAATAGCATCTATATATCTCCATGTGTTGACTTCGCCCATGTATTTTTCTATAAAAAAATCTATTATTTTTAATTTAGAATTTGTACTTAATTTTTCACAGTTTAATAATGATTTTGCTATATAAAAATTTTTTTTATAAAATTTTTCAAAAATTTCTTCTACTAATTCTGGCGTAGCTCCATTGCACCAAATAAACCCTATTAAAATTTGTTCCACGTCACTACTTTCCCATATCCTACTTCCGTGGAATCCAGATGTTGAGTTTTTAAATTCATCAAAAGCTTCTTTTGCTTTTAGAAAAGCATTGTTATCCAAACATTTGAGCAAATGTTCTGGTCTGTAAGTTGAAAGCATATCGTTAACGTTTGGAAGAAAATTTATAAATATTTTAAGCAGCATAGAAGAATCAATGTTTTCTTTTTTGCACAAAGATGAATATATAGAATTCTTTGTTTCTTTATAATACTCAAAATCCCAATAGGATTGCTCCGATTGCTCGATGAGAAAAGAATTTGTTATATGACTATCGATCTCTTCAAATATTTTTCTTGTAATTTCAGGAGGACAATTTTCATTTTGTACTAGTTCCTTATAATAGATAAATGCATAATCTGACGCTGGTACTCCCCCTCCTCCTATTTCGCCAATAACGTTTTGATCAAAAAGATTAGTCAAATATTTTTCACCATAAGTTGCTTCTGTATATACAAGTTCTAGTATGGCAGGATCTTGTGCTGCTCCAATCCAACCTTGTTTTTGATTAAAATAAATAGTTTTATTAAACTTTTCAATAAATTTAGAAACTTCTGGAGTTAATGATATTTTGCTGTGATGACTTTCTGAATATATGTTACTATATTTTTTTCTAATATTTATTCTCATTTACTATAATCCTTATTATAATTCTCCAAAAGTATTTTCATAATCTTCAATACTCATATATTCAGTCCTGCTGAAAACACCATTCTCAGGTTCCATGTCTGGATTTTCTGCTTCAAATTCTGAAAATTGTGCATACCCATGGGCTTGCGAAACCGCAAATGTACAACTTACTTTATCATAAGCAGGACTGCCGTAGTCAACTTGTACTCTATATGGATGAGTTTTGAAAAACTCTTCGGAATAAAATTTATCTTTTGAAGCCCATTCTTTATAAACAACTCTCTGCTCTTCATCGTATTTAACAAAACAAAAACCTTCGTGCGTTGCATCTGTAATTTGTCTACCATTCAACCAATATTGTTTTGATTCTATATTTCCATCTGGATATGTTCGTATACTAGCAGGACCATTTTCACGATGTAATTCACCATCCTTGTGCCATGATGCAGATTTAGTATCATTTTCTTGGCTCTTGCTAAAAGTAGATGGCTGATCATTGAAGCTGTGATATTCATCATTCCTTTTAGTTGTGAAATAATCAAAAAGACCATTTATTGTTTGTCTATTAAATTGCGCATAAAATTCAATTTCATTCAAACCAGTTTCATTTTTACGGAAATGTATAAGTTTTTCATCCTCATTCCATTTACATTTTATAATGACCTTATCTTCTTGAACAACAGAATATTCATACGAATTGGGGTTTTTAAAATTTATTAACGTTTCTTCGATATTGTCGTGTTTAAAATAATAAAATACCAATACACTATTTTCATTTACCTTAAACTGTTCAAGTCTTGATAATACAGAATTTAAATTTGTATATTGTGGAAATATCTTATCAAAAGATATTCCCTTATTAAGATTTTTATATTCATTTCTACCATATATTTGTGAAAATTTTTTTCTAATGTTTATCTTCATCTCTGCACCATCTCCTCTTCCCATCTGTCTATTTCACAACGAACAAGCTTGTCATCATTCCAATAAGAACCATCTTCATCTTCATAATCAGGATATCCTGAATATCCAACTACATATTTAATCCATGTATGACCATCTCTGAACGATGCGTTTCCTAAAATATGATGAACATTATTTGTTTCCCACACAACAGGTATATCTAGAAATTCATCAATTGTTAAATTGAGATGGGATAAACCTTTTGAAACTTTTAGTTTCAGCCTACTTTCTATCCTGAAAAACTTTTGTCTGATGTCTATTTTCATTACCTATTTTCCTTATTTTATTGGACCTAAAAAGTTTCTCATAGAGGTTGGTAGAGATTGTAGCCCGCCACTGACTTTAGAATAAGTTTCAGTTGCAGTCTTTGCAACAGCAGGGAATGAATCGCTCATTAGCTTCTTAAGCACGTCTTTTGGAGTTTTCTGATTTTTTGAAACAGATAATCTAACATACTCATTAGGATCATTAGATAGATTTACTAATATATGAATTGGTGTATTTTTATTGCTGGCAACAAGTCTTCTTATCCATGTATCTTCATGTGTTGATAGATAAGCAAGTTTTTTAGGAGAATCTGTATTTCCTGCAAAATCTTTTAAATCATCAAATGGTTTATCTTTAAGTTCTATAGCATCTTCCATATGCACTCTATTTTTAATAGAATTATACATTTTTTTAATGTCTAATCTCATATCATCCCCCCTTGATTGAAGCTATCTTTTTCTGGAGCAATGCAATCCTATTGCTTTCTGAATATGGTATTACGAACTCACATTTAACTTCAATGATTTTACTTGGTGGCCCATTTTTATCTTTAATTGGTATTTCAATCAGGAAATTTCCACACCCTATTGTTTCTTTAATTATACCACTGTGCCATTTAAATGGTCCATCTATTATAAAAACTCTATCATGATAATTTAAGGGGCAGGAAACAATTTCACCATTTAATATATATGTAGTTGATAAATCTGTAATATCTATCAATCTTCATCCTCCTTCTGTCCGTTCCACCACCATTCGCTGCGAATTACATCACCCCTTGAATTGAACTCAACAAGAGCAGGTTCATCAAGATTATGTAATCTCCCCTCGGCATCATACCATGAAATTTCTTCAAAATTTCCATTAGGAAAATAAGCTATATAAGCTGGACCATCTGCTCTGTATCTTTTATTGTTTTCATAATACGCTTCAATCTGTACTCCACCATCCTCATAGAATTTAATAAGTTGTGGACCTCCAATCCTATGCTTGTTGTTATGATTAAAATACCTTAACGCCTTTAAAGATCCATCCCTATAATATTCAATAACAGCTGGCAAATCTCCATCTCTATGAACTTTACCATTCTCTTTCCAGATTTCTGTAGATATTTTATATCCTTCTCCAAGAAAAGTTTCATCGTAATATTCTACTTCTGTGGGAGGTTTGCCGTCACCACTAGTACGATATTTTCCTACTGAATTAGGATTATATATCTTACGATATTTTTGTCTTATATTTAATCTCATGTTATTGCCCTTATTGTAATAACATAATAATTATAACAAATGTGGCATAAACACAAAAGGAAACTATATAAACTATAGCCAGATGCTAATTAGTTGAAAGGGTTCATTATGAGAATAAATATAAAACGCAAATATGATAAAATTTATTCAAAACACCATTCTTTACTAAACAAAGAATTAAATGTTGATGAATGGATATTGGTTGATGATGAAATAGCAAAAAATATAAAAATATATAAACATAAAGATATCCCTAAATATTTTAAAAGAATAAATAAATATACCGAAAGGTTCGGCTTCGGAACACCTGAAACTGTGCAAGCGCATGAACGTGTTCGTATAGAATATTATTTTGAAAAAAATTATGAGTTTAGATATCATAGGGAAGAGGGTCCAGCAATTTTATCATTTAAAAATGGAACTTTAAAAAGTGAAGACTATTATAAAAATGGCAATAAAGGTCGAGCAGGAGCACCTGCGGATATTGTTTATTACGATGATGGAAATATTGCTTCTGAAGTATGGTATAAAAATGATGAAAAACATAGAACAGATGGTCCTGCTTATATAGATTATGCTCCCGATGGAGAAATAGAATTAGAAAAATTTTATCTAAACGGTGAAAGATTTTATTCACAAGAAGATTTTAACGAAGCCTTACAGAACCAACAAGAGGAATTAGAGTGGTGAGAGTAAATATTAAAAATAAATACGGTAAAATATATAGGATAGGCAGAACAAAACCTGGATCAGCATATAGATATAAAAAATATGGAGAGCCACATTTTTTCAAACCTAATGAATGGGGTGATCCTGAAGTGGAAAAATGGTTCCATCCAAACCACTGGACAAAGATCATAGTTAATTATAACACAGGACTTGTTTTTTCATTTCATTATGAATATGATGCGCCAGCAACTGTGGAGATAAAAGATATTAACAACAAAGTTGCAAAAGACGAGTCAGGCAACCGCATACATGCTGATTATGATGAGTATAGGAATGTAATATCCACATATAAATTTTATAGGGATGAATATGGTAATCCAGATCCAACAAATTTGATATATTTAGAAACTTATGATTTAAATGGAAATCATGTTGCAAACGATGCAGTAAATCCACCATTGTAAATAATATTATAGAGGGCATAGAAAAATGAGATTAAATATAAAAAATAAATATAGTAAAATATATAGACACATAGAAGGACCAATCTCCTCATATGCTTGGAAACTTTCTAGTAAAATATATCCGACTGATGGGGTATCTGAATATGATCTGGTAACTGAATATGTATACGTAAGCAAAAAAGACCCTTCTGTACAAAGAGAGATAAGGACTTTGCGCACAGTTCACCCCGATGATGAAGATGGTGGATATGACGATGAAGATGGGGGTACCCCACAAGAATCTGTAATAGTATCAGATAAATATTATCGTGATGGTAATTTACATAGGGAGGATGGTCCTGCTGTAATAGAATATTATGACAATGGATCCCTTAAGGAAGAAGGGTATTGGGTTGATGGTCGCCCCCATCGCATTGATGGTCCACAACTAACAATATGTTTTCCTAATGGTGGTGGCCCATCTTCTGTTCGGTATGTAGTCGATTCTAAGAAACATCGAGAGGATGGTCCTGCTATAATTGATTATTTTCGTTCAGGTGATATATTAAGAGAAACATATTATATAAATAATAAGCTGCATAGGGAGGATGGCCCTGCTTATATTAAATACAATTCAAATGGATATAAAACAGAAGAGGAGTGGTGTTTAAACGATAAACGTCATCGTGAAGATGGTCCTGCTCTTATTTGGTATTACGAAAACGGAAATAAGAAATATGAAGAATGGTGGATAGATAATGAATTACATAGAGAAGACGGACCTGCTACTATTGAATATTATGAAAATGGAAACAAACAATATGAATCATGGTATAAAAATAAAGAAGATGGTCCCGTTGTTATTTGGTATAACCCTGACGGTTCTATCATAGATGATTCTATAGCCTGAAAACAATCATAGTCTATCTCCAGGACTGTAATAAGAATTAAAAAGGAAACAAACAATATGAGGTTAAACATAAGGTCTAAATATAGAAAAATATATGGAGGTTTACATTTACCAAAAGATCTTTGGGAAATTACAGATAAAGAAGAAAGGGTATTCGGTCGGGTTTCCGTGGACCATCAAGGCCGTGTCTTACCTGGTGGCAATAAAATTGAAACTTATACCTATACGAATAAACAAGACAGAAATTTAACCATAAAAGTTGAGTCGGCTGATTTTGCGGGTGCCATTGGATTAGACATGATTGAGAGGAGAGTATACTTCTATGATGGAAAGAAACATCGTGAAGATGGACCAGCACTAATAGAATATAGTAAATTAGGCAAACCATTGTATAAAGAGTGGTGGCGGGATGGTAAACAGATAGACATGGACGACTGACCCGAATAAGGAGTTTTAAACAGTATGAGATTAAATATAAAAGATAAGTATCGTAGAATATATATTGGAAACTACAAGAATAGCTTGTTAGTTGAATTCAAAAATAGTAAATGGAAAATAAGACACACCTACCCAGATGCAGGTGGTTATAAAACTGTAACTTATGAGATAAAACACCATTGGGAAAGAAAGAATTCAATAACCCTTCAAAAAGACGCATACGAAGATTCTAATGGACAAGCAATGCGCATAGACTATTATTTTAGAGAAGGTGAAAGTGGTCACGGACCTCGACTGGTAAGAGTTGTATTCTTCCCATCTGGCAAGATTCGTCAAGTAAGATATTATAGTATTGATTCTCAAACTCATGGTTACTCTCAAACCCCTCATGCACACAATCAAGTTGAATATCCTGATGATGATAGTAATAATATTTCTATTTCCCAAATAGAAAAAGATATCAAACAAGATATAATAGATTATGTTCTATCAAAGCCAGACGAAAATGAAAATAAATTTATTGGTTTGGATGATGACCCTCTTCCTGAAGGTTGGGAAGAGCAATATGATATATATTAGAATATTAAGGAGTCATAAACAGCATGAAATTAGATATTAAAAGAAAGTACAAGAAAATGTATCGTCAATTAATAGCAGATATTCCATTAACAAAAGATCAGTATGGTGATTGGGAATTGATTCATGATGATGAAGATGAAGGTTTTCGTATAGAGTTTTATGAGAAACTCATGCCATTTGAAGAAGATGAACCACATGTTGCTCTAGAAAAGAAAGTCTATTATCATGCTGATACATGGTATAATACTAAGCATTTAGGATTACAAACTGAAACACCAAATACGATAAGATATTACAAAAAAAAATGGGACCCTCACGACAAATTAGTGATTCCTATTAAGATAGTACATTTTTATCCATCTGGATTTATCGAACGGGAATGGAATGATGAAAGTGCAAATACTCGCGCATACGATCTATACGTCGATGACTATGATTATATCCCTAATTCCCCTACATCAACCTCACAGCATTACAAAGATGGTGAAAAAGTTCTTCAATAAGGAAATTTAAACAACATGAAGCTAAACATAAAGAATAAATACAATAAGATTTATCAAAAACTATCAGTTGCCGGAACACCATCATTAAAAAATTGGGAGCTTGTCAACAGCGACGAATCACTTCTTGGACGGATAGAAAATTACTATGTCAGTAAAATAGATAAAAATTACAAAATGATTATTGATCTTGGCATAGAAGAGGAAGGCGGGGAGCCAAGGGTACTTTCTATAACTTTCAAACATAAAAATAAAATGCACAGAGAAAATGGTCCTGCTCGAATTTGGTATAACCCTGATGGTAGCGTAGAAATAGAGAAGTGGTATCGTAGAGGAGAACCTCATAGGAAAGGTGGCCCTGCTATAGTATATTATTATCCCAGTGGAGAAATAGATTATACTTTTACTGAATGGTGGCAGGATGGAATAAGGTTAAATGAAGATGGAACACCATATACTGACGATGAAGATGAATATTGGATGGATGAAGATGAATATTGGATGGATGATGATGAATAAAGGGGAGTAAACAACATGAGATTAAATATAAAGGGTAAATATAATAATATATATGGAAAACATGTAAGAAGAAAAATATCTGCAATGAAAGCTTCCTTAGTAGATAAAAACATCTGGAAGTTTGTAGAGGAAAGAAATGGTTTTGATTATTACATATCTAAAAAAGATAACAATGCAGCCATGATAATTGGAGAAATTTCTCCATGGGTTGAAGGGTCTTGGGTTGCTGATGTAATGGCTCATGCGTATTCAGTTGATATGAATCGAGTCGAGATAACTCAAGTATACTCTTATGATGGAGATAAACATCGAGAGGATGGCCCAGCTAAGATATGTTATAAACTTGATGGAACCGTAATAAGAGAAGAGTGGTGGAAGAATTTCCAACTACATAGGGAAGGGGGACCTGCTGTTATTTATTATTACGAAAACGGAAACAAAATTAGTGAAGTATGGTACATCAATGATGAAAGACATAGAATAGATGGTCCTGCTGAAGTTAAATATTACGAAAACGGAAACAAAGAACATGAAGCATGGTATAAAGATAAAGATGGTAACTTACATAGGGAAGACGGTCCTGCTATTATTGAATATTATGATAACGGGAATAAAAAAAAGGAAATATGGTTCATCGATGACGAAAGACATAGGGAAGGGGGACCTGCTCAAATTTGGTATAACCCTGATGGCTCTATCGCTGGTAGAGAATGGTGGAAGGGGGGAAAGAAGATGGGTGGCACTCTCATCGAATCGACGACATTAAAGCGTAATAAGAATTAGAAAGGGAACACAAACAATATGAGATTAAATATAAAGAGTAAATATAGAAAAATATATGGAGGTTTACATTTACCAAAAGATCTTTGGGAACTTACAAATAAGGAAGAAGGTGAAGGTGAAGG